AGACACAATAGCTTCTAAAGTTACTCAATCAAATCAAGCATTAGATTCCGCTAAAGTTCTTCGAGAACAATTAGGTGCTTTAGGACAGAGAATCAATGATAGAGATGACTATCAAATCTCCCAACAAGAGAAAATTGAAACCATTAAGAAGAAGATCAATTCATTAGACTTTGAAAAAAATGGACTTGTAGGTAAAGCAGCAGAAGAAAAAGAAAGGGAAATAGAAGCACTAGTTGAAGAAGAAATCAGGCTAGAAAAAATATTAGAATCTTCTAACAAAATTTTTGAAAAACAAAAAGCTAAAAGTAATCAACTAGAAGAAGACGCACAAAACTTAGAAACCTTATCTAGTAATTATAAAGATCAAGCAGATTTTTCAACAGAAATACTAAATACTGCAAAAGAATATAAAAAAGAAATTGAAGGAACTGTTGATGCTGCCGGAGAACTCAACAAAAAAGTAGAAGCTGTAAATCAAGCAGGAAATAGCTTACTTAAGTCTTTCTCAGAATTCGGTTCTAAAATAGGGGGTATGATACCTGTGTTTGGTGATTTATTTCAAACAGTATTTGGTGAATTAGGACAGGCACAAGGTTTATTTGAAACTGCTGTAGCACAGGGTACTAGTAAGGCAGGAGCTAGATATAAAGCATTAACCGGGACTATTAAAGCTCTTACTCTCGCAGCAGCAGCTTCTTTTGCATCATTAGCATTTCAAGGCGCAAAAACTGCATCTGAAGCATTTAAAATAGTTAAGCAAGGTATAGGAGGAGGTCTTATAGATGCTTCTAAAGCGATGAGCTCAGCAAGTGCAGCAGCAGGTGAAATGGGAATACCCCTTTCCGAAGCAGCCGGCTATATAGGTCAAATGAATAGTGCGTTAGGTACTTCATTAGGATTTTCCGGCAAGCAAGTAGCTACATTTGGTAAGCTTACTAGGAACATGGGCGTTTCTGGAGAAGCAGCAGCTAAGTTATTTAAGTTCGCTGTTAAGACCGGAACATCATACGAAGACATGGCGGCAAACGTTGCAGGAACAACGGAAAAGCTTAACGCTATGAACGGTACAGCAGTTGCACCACAAGCTGTATTCGAAGAGATGGGAAGTGCTTCTCAGACGATTTTACGTAACATGAAAGATAACCCAGATGCTTTAATAAAAGCAGCAGCAGGTGCAAGAGCTATGGGTATGGAAATGAATAGAATCGCTGATGCAGCAGAATCTACATTAGACTTTGAGAGTTCTATGGCCAAAGAGATGGAAGCTGAGTTAATGCTTGGAAAAGAACTTAATTTAGATAAGTTAAGAGCAGCAGCAGCTACCGGTGATCAAGTTACCATGCAAGAAGAAATGAAACGTCTTGTTATGGAAAACAAAGACGCTTTAGAAGGTAACGTATTAGCTCAAGGAATGATGGCTGATACTTTAGGTATTAGTAAGGAAGAGCTTAATAAAATGCTTAATACGACAGAAGATCAAGCGAAGATGGCTGAACAAGATGCTGCTCGTAAAGAAGCTAATGCTAAAAATGAGAAGAAAACAGCAAGAGAATTAGGTGAACAGCAATTAAAAGTATTTAAATCAATAAATTCTTTATCAGATAGGATAGCTAAATTTCAAGAAAGTCTTTCGTTAGGTGCATATAAATTCTTCAATCTTATTAGAGATGCTTTTGACCCTAAAGATATTATGGGGTCATTAGGTAGAATAAAAGACTTAGTAATAAAGACATTTAAAGATGCGTTTACCGGAGGTGATACAGTATTCAAAAATACGCTAGGTAAAGGAAGTATGTTAGGTATGTTACTCGGCGCAGCTACAGTAACCGGTGGAGCATTAACAATAGGGTTCAAAGGTCTTTCTGCTATAGGTAGTATTTTTAAGAAAATGAGAGGTACTCCTATGATGCCAATGTTTGTAAAAAATATAGGGGATAAAACTGCTGGTATGTTCGGCAAACTTACCTCTATGTTTAAAAAGAAAGAAGGTGGAGCTGCCGCTGCCGGAGGAGGAGGAATATTAAGCAAGCTTACATCAGTATTTAAGAAGAAAGGTTCTGGAGATTTAGTAAAATCTGCATCATCTCCTTCCGGTTTTAGAGACAAAATGGGTAAATTTGCAAAAGCACCAGGTAAGTCTGCAGCAGCAGGCGCTGCCGGTGGTGGAGGTGGTTTAGCAGGAGTAGGTAAAAGTATTGGAGGATTCGCAAAAGGAATAGGAAAAGGATTTGAAGGGCTAATGAAAGGTTTAGCTAACGGTATTAAAGCATTTGGTAATCCAGTTATTTTAAAAGGTGCTGCTATATTAAGTGGTACTATAGCAATAATTGGTGCAGGTATTGCAGGAGCTTCTTGGTTGATGGGTAAAGCGTTACCATCATTGGCTGAAGGAATGGAATCAATTGCAGAATTAGACGGTTCTGCTCTACTAAAAGCAGGAGCTGGAATGGCAGCAGTCGGTGTTGGACTTACCGCTATGGCAGCAGGAACAGCAGCACAGGCAGTTGGTGGATTAATGGGAGCTATCGGATCATTCTTTGGCGGCGACGGCATTGATGAAATGCTCAAAAAGGTAGAGAAGTTTGGTAAAGATTACAGCTTTGATGCCGGTAAAATAGAAAATAATGCCAGAGGAGTAGTAGCTTATGCTTTAGCAATGGGAGCATTAGCAGGAGGTGCAGGAGCTTCTGCTGTAGCAGGATTAGCAAGTATTGGGGGTAGTCTAGTTGAAGGGTTAGGTAGCTTTTTAGGAGCCGCTCCTCCAATGGATAAAGTACAGGAATTCGGTAAGTATAACTTAGATGCTGATAAAATTGAAAATAACGCTCGTGCTGTTGCTGGATATGCATTAGGAATGGCAGCTTTAGCTGGAGGTTCTGCAGGTAGTGCAATAGCTTCTATAGCAGGAACTGCTGGTGCTTTAGCAGATGGTATTACAGGACTACTAGGTGGACAGTTACCTTTAGATAAAGTAAGTAATTTTCAAAAATACAATTTTGACCCCAAAAAAGTTGAAAATAATGCCTCAGCAGTAGCAAGTTATGCACTAGGAATGGCTGCTTTAGCAGGTGGTTCTGCAGGAAGCACTTTAGCAAGTTTAGCAAATGTTGGAGGAGCTTTAGCAGATGGATTAGTAGGGTTGTTCGGCGGACCTCTACCTTTAGATAAAGTAGACAATTTTCAAAAGTATAATTTTGATCCTAAAAAAGTTAAAAACAATGCTTCAGCAGTAGCAAGTTATGCATTAGGAATGGCAGCTTTAGCTGGTGGTTCTGCAGCAGGTTCAATAGCTTCATTAGCTAACATAGCAGGCAGTGTAGCGGATGGACTAGTAGGATTTTTTGGAGGAACTCTTCCTTTAGATAAGGTTAAGAATTTTGAAGGATATGATTTTGACCCAGTAAAGATTAAAAATAATGCAGATGCAGTTTCTGCTTATGCCATAGCAATGGCCAAATTAGGTGGCTCAGAAGCAGGTAGTCTTTTAGGTTCAATTGGTAATATAGGCTCTCAGTTAGTTAACGGTATTGCTGGATTTTTCGGTGCAGAAACAGGCATACCGTATGCTAAAATAAAAGAATTAGGTGAAGCAGGTTTAGATGCTGAAAAGATATCCAGTAATGCTACAGCATTAGCAGCTTATGCTAAAGCAATGTCTGCATTAAATGATGTACCAGCAGGATTTTTCAAATCTCTCGGTAAAGCAGGTGCAGCATTAGTTGAGGGAATAGTAGGAATGTTTGGAGGTTCAAGCGGTATACCTTACGAGAAAATAAACGAATTTGCAAATGCTAAATTAGAAACTGAAAAAATAATTACTAACGCAGAAGCTTTACAAGCATTTGGTAAAGCAATGTCAAGCTTAGAAGATTTTGACGATCATACTGACGATTTTGACGACGGTGTAAGCGACTTAAATTCAGGTATAAAAAAATTCAATAAACTTAAAGATATAGATACTACAAAAATTGAATCTTTAAGAACATCAATGCTTGCTATAAAAGATGCTACTTCCATAGATTTATCAAATGCTGCTAGTGTATTGCAAAATTTAGAAAAATTTGCCGACACGGTAGGTAAAGGAGTAATAAAGGTAGATATAGCAGCTAAAACAATATTTAGCGAAGAACTAGAAGGACTAACTACTACTATAAATGAATCCTCTAATAGAGAATTAGCAGAACTTAAAAAAATAAATAAAGAACAAACTCAAGAGCATAGAAAAGAAATGCAAGAATTAAGAAGACAGACAATGTTACTTGCAGAGCAACTTGATCCTTCAAGAAGAAAAACAGTTATTAATATGGATGGATTTAGAGTAGGTAAAGCTTTAACATCGAGATACTAAATAACTAGATATTTATAATTATATTAAACAATTAAATTAACAATTATGGCACTTATTGATTCATTAAATTCAACAAACCTAGGATTAAACGGTGAAACTCCACCTAACAGAGAAGGAGCATCAGCTGATACTTCTAAAGTACATGTAGATGGTCAGACTCAAACAGCAGAACATTCTGCATTAGATTTAGACGGAGCAGTACCAACTAAATATATGGATAACCCTCCACAGTAATATGGCTTTAGTAGATCTAAAAACAGATCTAAAGTCTTTAAAATTTGAGAGCGGGCTAAATAGGAAGCCTTTTGTCGTTAAAGATGTAGATCAACGAGGCGGACGAAACTCCGCTATAGATGTCATCGGTATACAAGCAGCTAAGAGATTAGATGATGTTGTCCGAATGGCAAAACTCGTTGTAGCTAAACCTGGCTTAACACATGCTGCTAAACAGGCACTATATACCACTATATCTGCAGCCGAAACAGGTAAGCTATATGATAACGCTGAAAAAGATATTCTTAGAAATGCAGCAGATATACTTGCCACAGCAGTTACTAATACAGCACAAACAGCGGTTAATGGCTTAGGTATACATACATTCAAAGGGTTACTGCAGACAGATGGTGACGATCGTCAATACACAAATACAGTTAAAGGACCGGGTTTAAAAAGTCCTGCTCACTCAACTCAAATATCTCAAGGAGTAAAAAAGTCAAAAAAGCTAACTATTAACAAAGCTGATAAGTTACAATATGGGAAGATAGACTACTTAACAAAACCTAATAATTCTGAAGCAGCGGATATGGTTAATGTTAATGAAGGAACACAAATAAAAGATGACACTATTAAGTTTTATTTTAAAATATTAGGAGAAACTTCGGATAAGGATATTTTACTGCAGTTTAGAGCTTACCTTTCAACACTTAGTGATTCTTTTTCAGGACAATGGAATAAAACTCAAATGTTAGGAAGACCTGAAAATTTTAAAAGCTATAATGGTTTTGAAAGGAATATAAATTTAGGATTTAAAATAGCAGCTGAGACAAGAAAAGACTTACTACCTTTATATAGAAAACTAAACAGATTAGCTTCAACAACAGCACCAACATTCTCACCAGATGATAATCAATTATTTATGAGAGGTACTTTAGTTAAAGTTAGAGTAGGAGATTACTTATATAACCAATTATGTAACGTAGAAAACGTAGCATTATCTTGGGCAATGGACTATCCTTGGGAAGTCCAGTTGCAAGGTAAAGATGAAGATGATGTTCAAGTATTACCTCATGTATTAGATGTTAGTATGACTCTTGGAGCAATACACGAATTTGTACCGACTGCTGGTGATACACCATTTTTTGGTAAAAATACATCTGTAAAAGAGGGAGAAGATTTTAAACCTGGACCAGATTCTTTATTTCAAAAAACAAAAGCTAAAAATCCGGACAGAGTAAAAAATAAAACTGAATTCCAATACCCAGATGAATAGATATACTAACATCAAAAAATCTAAGACAGAAATAGGAAGAAGGTACATATTTAATGCTGTGTATCCTGATATTCCTGCTACTGCTAATGATACATACGTTATAACAACAGGAGGGGACAGGTATGATACTTTAGCCCAACAGTTTTACGGAGATAAATCACTATGGTGGATTATTTCTACAGCAAACCCAGGAAGCAACACAGACTCATTATCTGCTAAACCTGGAATTCAATTAAGAATACCAGCTAACCCTCAAACTGTAATAGATAGATACAATACATTGAACAGAATTAGATAGGTATGGCAAAAGAAGGAGTATTTTTTAAAAGACCTCTACCGTCACTTTCTAGTATTGACCCAGGAGTTAGAGAACAATTAGAAATTAGAGAAAAGCTTTATAGTAAGGAACTTGGGAATCTAGATCCAAATTTTCTTGCACACTACCTAAATGGTAATAATTCTTTTGTAAAACTAACTTCTGGCATTGAAGTTGAAGGAATTCCAAATGCTGCGCATAATAATATACTTTTAGGAGGAGTTTTATATAAAGGAGGAACTAAAAGAGCAGGTATAAGTTCGGATTCTTTTTTAGGGACAGATAAAAACGGTAATAGTGCAGCTTACAATTTTGCACAAGGTGTATCAGGAGATGTTGCGAATAAAGGAGCAGAAGGCTATGTTCCAATGCCGGGTATAATTTCTTTTGATGTAAAAAATAGAGGTAATAGTGGATTTACTAGAGAAGTTTCTATGCAAGTAAAATGCTTTAGTTTAGAACAACTTTCTATTATTGAAAAACTTTATTTAAGACCAGGTTTTAAATGCTTAGTAGAATGGGGGCATGTAGTATATGCAACAGGAACAGCAAATGAAATGTCTCCAGTATTTGGACCTCCTGAAACTATATTTTCTGATAAAGTACCCCAAAAAAATCAACTAGCAGAAGAAGCTATAAAAAAGAAAGCAGGAGGAGATGAGGAAGGGAATAACTTAGGTTTAATAGGAGATTCTGGACACAATTATGATTATATGATTGGACTGATCAAAAATTATAATTGGACTTACGAAAGAGATGGGTATATAGTTGATATAGAACTATTAGGTAAGGGTGCTATATCTACTTTTTTAAAAGAAATGCATGGCGGCACAGAACATGATGATAGCCCTAAAGAAGAGGAAGGCGTTGAATTTATTGCTACGAACGAAAGTGCATTCGGAAATATATTAAAAAGAATATCACAAGCTGATACCAAAGGTAAACAAGATAATAAAGATAAGGATAGCATTGTAGAAGAATGCGACATGGGGAAGATTAATAAAAGCCTTAAGAACTATAAGAGTCAAATGGACGGAATAACTGAGCTTTTAAATACAGAAGGGGATAGTTACGAATTTAAAGTGTATAGGGCAGGATTTGCCGACGTTAATAGAGAAGCAGGAAATAAAAATTTTAATTTTATTAGTATGCGATTCTTATTAGGAATGGTAAATTACTTTTTTTTAGAAAGACCTGATTCATCAGATATAGTACCGGAAGGTAAGTTTAATACAACTCTTAAAGAAGATTTCTATCTAACTTACCCTGAACACTTCAGTATAGACCCTAATGTATGTTTACTACCTCAGCAGACTGGAAAATATGGACTAAAAACCGCTTCTATACCAGGTACTAGAGATAAAGATAAAGGAGATATTATGGATATACAACTCTGTACTTCTTTTTTATATGAAAAATTTAAAGATATAACAGATAAAGGTAAAGGAACAGCAATTTCTAAGGATAAAAGCATTGGCGAGTATTTAAATACAGTGTTAGATAAGTTAACTGCTAGTTTAGGTAATATAAATGAATTTGTTCTATATAATGACTTTTACCTTAAAAAAGAATTAGGACCTAGTAAAATCGTAGATTTACAAATTTTGCCAAGACCTGAAGGACAACCGGAAACATATAAAATGATAATTCCGAAAGGTCCAAACTCTTTTGTAACAGAATTTCAATTTAATAGTGAACTTTCAAACTCTATGCTTAACCTTATAGTCAATCAAGCAATAGTTTCAGGTACGGACGCAGGTACAGCAACTACAACAGGTTTAGCTGCATTTAATACAGGAATAAAATCTAGGTTTACAACAGAACCGGATAATGAAGCAACTCAATATGCTCAAAAAAGAGCAAAGAAAGCACAAGAGACCCAAGAGGCATTGGTAGATGAATTTACAAAAATCTTTGCAACTTTTAAATACGATGAAGAAGTAGTTGAAAAAGCTTATTCTAACGGTAGTGCATTAATAAGAAAAGAACTAAATGAATTTTTAAAAGATACAAAACCAAAAAGAGGGCATATCGGAGCAAAAGTAACACTCACTATGTTAGGTATCAGCGGATTAAAAGCTTTGCAATACTTTACTTTACCTGATGAAATACTACCTGCTTCTTATTCGGAAAATGGTATAAAAGTAGGATTTAGAATAGATAATGTTTCTCATGAAATAACAAATAACGTCTGGTATTCAACAATTGAAGCTAACGCAATGATATTATCACAAGGTTAAAAATAAAAAATGTACTTACCTAAATCAAAATATAAAGGACCTTTTACTGCTGCTTCTGGAGCAAAGAAAGTACTTGTGCTTGATACTAAAGAAGTATACAGCGGTAAGTATTTTGTTACTTATAAAGATGAATTATATGAAGGCAGGTTTCCTAAAGAAGCAGGACGTCAATTAATTTTTGAAAGTGAGCTTCTAAAAAGGGAAAAAGATAACCAAAAAGAATTAAAACCAAAACCAAGTTTAGTAGTACCTACTGAGAAAGATTACGAAAATAAAAAATTTAAAAGGTACTTTTCAAGAGATAAACGATCCGGCAAAATTATTGAAGTAAACCTTAAGGAATTTAACAACATCAAAAAATACCCTTCGTTTACAGGATTAGAGTTAGATTGGTGGATAGAAGGTCCTGTTAATGATAAGTTATACAATAACTACTTATACAAAGGAGCCGCTACTCGAAACAAAGAAACTATAAATAAACATAAAAAATCATTCAGAGGTATAGAAGAATACTTATTTGCTTTAGATGAGTTTGTAGTTTAAAATATTTTTCTTATATTATATTTAACTAAAAGGTTACAGTTAAGTGTTTTATATAATAGAAAAAAATAATAGCTTAGAAGCTATACAAAAGTTGATTAGGTTAGGATGTTATGTAGATATAATTCCAACTAATTTTAACTACCATCCAAAACTTACTTCAACAGTAGCAGTATACATAAAATTACTTCATTCAGATAAAGGTTATATAATTCCAATAGACCATAGTGAAGGACTCAACGTAGATAAAGACCGTGTCTATACTATACTATCCTCTGCAGAAAAACTATATACATTAAATAAAAAGGAATTACTATATCACTTTAATCTACAGGGTGCAATAGATCTCTCTCTGTTGTTTGCTATGAATAATTTCGATAGGCTAGAGTATAATAAACTTAATAAAACTGTTAATCCTTTTTATAGTAGGTATAAAGATACACCTACAGTAAATAAAATAATACCAATCAGCAAACTATATGAATCATCAGAGAATATATATGAATCTATAAAAAGTGTGATAGAGTACGAAATACCATCTGGTTTTGACTTTTATAATAAGACTGCTACTAATGTATTTTTCTTACTAGAACAAACCGGAGTAGGTATAATTTACGATGCATTCAATAAAAACTTTAAACCTAAAAATCCCCTGTATAATACTTTAGATAATAAGTCATTAACGCAGTACAACCTATATAATGCTACCTCAAGACCTACTAATTCATTCAATAGTGTAAACTTCGCAGCAATTCCACATACTGAAGAGCATAGAAAATGTTTTAAGCCTGTAAATGATTATTTTGTAGAGTTTGACTTTGACGGATACCATTTAAGATTACTAGCAGAGCAAATTGAATATGAATTAACATCAGATTCAGCCCACAAGCAGCTAGCAAGACTTTATTTTAACAAAAAAGAAATTACTGATGACGAATACAAAGAAGCAAAGCAAATTAACTTTCACGCAATTTATGGAAAAATACCCGACAAGTACTCTTTCCTTGAGATCTTTACAAGAATTGATGATTATATCAAAAAGTTATGGGAACGATACGAAAATGACGGAAAAATCTTGGCTCCAATTAGTAGAAAGCCTTTCACAACATCTCTCAAGAAAATGAATCCTCAGAAGTTAATGAACTATGTAATGCAATCTTTAGAAACTTCGAGAAATGTAGTGATTTTAAAAGAATTACTAAAATACCTAAAAACTAAAAAAACAACTATAAGTCTATACACTTACGATTCTATTATTATGGATTTTAATAAAGAAGACGGGAAGGAAACACTTGAAAACATTAAATTGATTATGGAAGAAGGTGGCAAATACCCTGTCTCATTTAAGTACAGTAAAGACTTAAGTTTATGATATTAACTTATATTTATATAAAATGACAAATGTTATAGAGAAGCGGTTCGATTACGATATAGAACCATTATGGATTAACGAAGATATGAGCAATAAATTATTTTGCACTTTTACTACAGAAGAAACTTTAGAACCTACATTAGAGGTAATAAAAGAGAAGTACTCTATAATGTACAATAAAATATTTGTACTTTATTCAAAGAGTCAAGATGAGTATATATGTACGTACAACGTAGATTTTGCTAATATTTCAAACTTTATTGATAACACAATATTAGTTCATCGAAAGAAAGAATCAAATACACTATACACTATCAACGCACTTAACACCCTTATTAAGGAGTTAAACGGCGGAAGATTAGACACCTCGTATAGAATTAACTGGTCAGATTACCGCAATTGCGTACTACTTACAAAAGGATCTGAACTAAAAAGAATTAATACTAAACTTTTTCGTATAATAGAGTTGGAAAACTAAATTATTGTTCGTATATTAGTATTAATAAATGTTTTAAATAATTAAATGTTACATTATGGATATTAACGCAATCAAGGCAAAACTAGATGCCTTAAACTCTTCTGGTCAGGAGAGAGAGAAAACTGACTACTCCAAGATTTTTTGGAAACCTGAATTAGGAAAACAGACTATACGTTTAGTACCGTCTGCTTTCGATCCTGCTATGCCTTTTAAAGAGCTAAAGTTTCACTACGGTATTGGAAAATACCCAATGGTAGCTTTATCGAATTTCGGTAAGCAAGATCCAATTGAAGAGTTCGTAAAAGAACTTAAAAAGACATCTGACAAAGACAATTGGTCTTTAGCAGGTAAAATTAATCCTAAGACTCGTATTTTTGCTCCTGTAGTTGTAAGAGGAGAAGAAGATAAAGGAGTACGTATATGGGGATTTGGTGTAACCATCTATAGAGCATTACTTGCCCTTATAGCAGATGAAGACATCGGCGATATTACAGACGTAATTAACGGATGGGATTTAGTTGTAGAACAAGTACAAGGTAATCCTTACCCTGAAACATCTGTTCGTATTAAGCCAAAACAAACTGCTTTATCAGATAATAACGATTTAGTAGATACATGGTTAAAAACTCAACCTAACCCTACAGAGGTTCATACTCAGTACGATTATGAGTTTATTAAGAAACAACTTCAAAATTATCTTAACCCAGGTTCAGCAGAAGAAACAGCTCCTGCTAAAGCTACAAATGAAGATAAACTGCCAGAAAGCTTAGGTCAACAAAAAACAGACTTTACTTTGGAAACAGCTACGGCTGGCAACAAGGACACAGTTAGTAAATTTGATGACTTATTTAATGAATAATGGCGAAGAAAAAAGAAGCAATACAAGCAAGAGCGACCGCTGCAGTACGCAAGTCGTTCAATTTATCTAATTTTAAAAAGAAGAAAGGTTTTTCTAATGCTTCTGTTAAGTTTAAAGAACAGAAATATATACCATTATCTAAAGCTTTTCAAGATATTACCTCCTTGCCCGGTATTCCTACCGGTCATATCACTTTATTGCGTGGACATAGTGATACGGGCAAAACTACTGCCCTATTAGAAGCTGCGGTGAATGCTCAAAAAATGGGCATTCTCCCGGTTTTTATAATCACGGAGATGAAGTGGTCGTGGGAACATGCTAAAGAAATGGGACTTCAATTTGAAGAAGTAACTGACGCTAACGGTACAGTTACAGATTACGAAGGTCATTTCCTTTATGCTGACAGAGGACAATTAAATACTATCGAAGATGTAGCAGTTTATATTGCTGATCTTATGGACGAACAGGCTAAAGGTAACTTACCTTTTGATATGTGCTTCTTCTGGGATAGTATTGGCTCAGTACCTTGTGACTTATCAGTACGTTCTAATAAGAACAATAATGAATGGAATGCAGGTGCTATGTCTACTCAATTTGGTAATAATCTCAATCAAAAGATTCTTTTATCACGTAAAGAAAACTCTCCGTATACTAATACTTTAGTAGCTATCAATAAAGTCTGGACTATGAAACCAGAAAGTCCAATGGGACAGCCAAAGCTACAAAATAAAGGAGGGATGTCTATGTGGTACGATGCTACCTTAGTTATTACATTTGGTAATATCACTAATCCTGGTACTTCAAAGATAAAAGCTATTAAAAATGGCATGCAAGTAGAATTTGCTAAACGTACTAACATTCAGGTTGAAAAGAATCATATTGGTGGAGTTCAATCTAGAGGTAGAGTAGTTATGACAGCACATGGATTTATACCAGATGATAAGAGGGAGATTGATAAGTACAAAGATACTCATAAAGAACATTGGCTAAAATTAGTAGGTTCTATTGACTTTGATCTTATAGAAGAAGGAGATTTAGAAGAAACACCTATAACTCCTAACCTACTTGATTAATGGCGTACGATGACATTCTTAATAATTTAAAACAGACCCCACCCCGATCGCTAAATGATCATATACTGATTGTTGATGCTATGAATATGCTCATTAGATCATTTTCATTACTCAAAGCGATGAACCCCGACGGCCACCACATCGGTGGCCTGGTTGGGTTTTTAAGGTCATTGGGGTATGTTACTAGAATATTTGATCCAACAAGAGTCATAGTAGTATGGGACGGTAAAGGCGGTTCTGCGAATCGTAAAAATATTGATCCTAACTACAAAGCTCAACGTGCTACATCGAGAATTACCCATTGGGGGTTATATGATACTAAAGAACAAGAAACCGAAGCTCTTATCGGACAGCTTTATAGAGTCCAAGACTATTTAGAATGCTTACCAGTTCATCAGATAGGAATGGAAAAATTAGAAGCTGATGATATTATAGCATATATAGCACAAAAAGCTTCTATATCTTCAGTAAAAAAATGTACTATAATTTCTTCAGATAAAGACTTCTTACAATTAGTAGACGATACTATAGAGGTATATGCTCCAGTTAAGAAGAAAACATTTACTCAAGATAATATATTCGAGGAATTAAAAGTTCTTCCAGAGAATTATAATGTAGTTAAAGCATTACTAGGAGATAATTCAGATAATTTACCAGGAGTGAAAGGCTTAGGAATTAAAACAATAATTTCAGAATTCCCTGAACTTCTAACTAACCCTAAGTCTAACTTACAGTATGTATATGATACATGTGCTTCCAAACTGGATGAAAAGAAAGTAAAGAAGATATTTCCTAAAATTTTAACAGAGTGGGATAGAGTAGAGACTAATTTTACTTTAATGGATTTAAGTGTTTCTGATTTAGATGATAAAGAAAAAGAAATAGTTAATGAAACTATAAAAGCACCTATTCCCGATATACAGACTGGTGGATTCTTACATTTGTTAGGGTTAGATAAAATAGAGGGTATTACAAAGAATACTGAAGGTTGGTTAGAAAACTTTAGAGGTCTTACAACAGTAAAAAAATAGTAAAAAAAATGTATTCATCTAGTTGGTTATTAACTTATAATTAACTATATTAAATTAAAGGTTACAATATGACATTAAAATCGCTACAGCAATACGGGAAGGGGTTCCAACTTAAAGTTTTAGGTTCATTACTTACAGACAAAAAATTTCTTCTAAACGTTAGAGATGTATTAAGTGAAGATTACTTCGACGCTGATACCCACAAATGGATTATTAACCAAATTATGAACTATTTCGATAAGTATCATAATACGGTTACTATGGATGTACTTAAAGTTGAACTTCAGAAACTAGAAAACGAAGTACTTCAAGTAGCATTAAAAGAAGAACTTAGAAACTCATACGAAGCTTCTCAGGACGATTTAGATTATGTACAAGAAGAGTTTACTACTTTTTGTAAGAATCAAGAAATGAAACAAGCTATATTGAATTCCGCTGATTTACTTAAACAAGGCGATTTTGACGGAATAAGAAATATGGTGGAGAAAGCAATGAAAGCTGGTATGGATAAAAATATTGGACATGAATATAATAAAGATGTTGAAACTCGGTATAGAGTTGATTACCGTCCTACTATTCCTACTCCTTGGCCTGTACTTAACGATGGAATTCAAGGAGGATTTGGACCTGGCGACCTGGCTATTGTGTTTGGTAATCCTGGCGGTGGTAAGAGTTGGACTATGGTTGCTATTGCCGCTCATGCTGTTAAGCTTGGGTATAAGGTCAATTATTATACTCTTGAACTCGGGGAAGACTATGTTGGTAAAAGATTTGACTGCTATTTTACAGGGTACTCTATTGATGAGGTTAATAAACACCGTAAAGAGGTTCAAACATATGTTGACGGGTTAAAAGGTAAGTTGATAGTTAAAGAATATGCACCTAAGAGTGCGACAGTAAATACCATTAAATCACACATTCAGAAATGTGTTGATATGGATCATAAACCTGATATGGTAATTATAGATTATGTTGACTATTTAAGAGCTCCTTCAAGAGGTAAGTCTTTCGAAAGAAAAGATGAAATAGATGATGTATTTATTGCCACTAAAGGATTAGCAAAAGAAATGAAAATTCCTATTCTTACACCATCGCAGGTAAATAGAATGGGTGCAAAAGATTCAGTTATTGAAGGAGATAAAGCAGCAGGCAGTTACGATAAAATGATGGTAGCAGATATGTGCTTTTCTCTTTCAAGACAAAAAGAAGATAAAGTACTAGGAACAGGAAGATGGCACGTAATGAAAAATAGGTACGGACAAGACGGGATGACTTATAATTTAAAAATGGATACTAATAATGGCCATATAGATTTTGAAGGTAAAGCAGACCCAGAAGACTTAATACCTGAAAGTGGGGGACCTAACTTTACTTTGTCACGTGAGAGTATGGCACAGATTTTTGATAAAAAGTAGAAATTTTTTAGTGATAAACCAAAATATATATGCTATTTATCAAAGCGTCCTCGAGGAACTCAATTTAGATCACTCGAGGACTTTTCTGTCTTATTAACAATTAAATATATAAAGATATATGAGCCTATTAGAAGAACGTATTGTATACAAACCTTTTGAATATCCAAAAGCTTTTGACTATTGGATGAAACAACAACAAGCACATTGGTTACACACAGAAGTACCAATGTCACAAGATGTAAGCGATTGGGCTAGTAATTTAAAACCGCATGAAAAAAACGTAGTAGGTGGAATATTAAAAGGTTTTGCTCAAACGGAAACGATTGTAAATGATTACTGGTCTACATTAGTAACAAAATGGTTTAGAAAACCTGAAATTATTATGATGGGCACAACATTAGGCTCATCAGAAACTATACATGCAGAGGCTTATTCACTGTTAAACGAGCAGTTAGGGTTAGATAACTTTGCAGAATTTTTAGAAGATGAAGCTACAATGGCTAAGATAGAAAATCTTATGAATGTAAGAGATGGTCATGATGGAACTCCTAACTGGCATGATAGAGCTAAATCTTTAGCAATTTTTTCTGCATTTACAGAAGGAGTAAATCTTTTTAGTTCATTTGCAGTTTTACTTTCTTTCAAAATGAGAAATCTTCTGAAAGGAGTAGGTCAAATAGTTGAATGGTCTGTAAGAGATGAAAGCTTACATTCAGAGGCAGGATGCTGGTTATTTAAGACCTTAATGGAAGAACATCCAGAATTTAAAACACCTGAATTAATCAAAGATATCGAGGAAGCAGCAAAAGGAGCATTACAGTTAGAATTTGATTTTATTGATAAAATTTTCGAAATGGGAGATCTAGAAAATTTATCTAAAGATGAACTTAAGAATTTTATTCGTCATAGAGTTAATACTAAGATGGGTGATTTAGGATTAAGTCCGATAGTACCATCTTCTGAAATAGATAAAGGTGCTTTGAAAACTATGAAATGGTTCGATGCAGTAATAGCAGGTAAACAGCAAACAGACTTTTTCGCAAACAGAGTTACAAATTATTCAAAAGGTCACATTGATTGGGACCCAGCATCAATGTTTTAAAATAAAATTTATGAGTACTATAATAGATACTTCCGAATGGGAGTTAGGGAAAGATTACCCTGAATGGATGAATGAAGTTTCTTTAGCTACAATATCAAAAGGTTACTTACTACCAGATGAAACCCCTAGAAAAGCATATAGAAGAGTAGCTGAAAGAATAGCTAAAAGATTAGATCGTCCTGATTTAGCGAATAAGTTTTTTCGTTATATGTGGAAAGGATGGTTGAACTTAGCCTCACCTGTACTATCTAATACAGGGACCGATAGAGGATTACCAATCTCATGCTTTGGTATTGATACACCTGATTCAATTAGAGGTATTGGGTTAACTAATGCTGAGCTTATGAGATTGACCTCTTTAGGTGGTGGAGTAGGTATAGGACTTTCGAAAGTAAGAGGAAGAGGTCAAAAGATAGGCAAAGATGATATGGGACAATCAGAAGGAATTGTACCTTGGGCTAAGATATATGATTCTACTATAATTGCTACAAACCAAGGAGCAGTAAGAAGAGGTGCAGCCTCTGTAAATCTCGATATTAATCATCCTGATATAGAAGAGTATCTACAAATCAGAAGACCTAAAGGAGATCCAAATAGACAATGTCTTAACCTACATCAATGTGTAGTAGTAGATGATAAGTTTATGCAAAAACTAGAACATAGAGACCCTTCAGCTATGAAGCTTTGGGTAGAAATATTAAAATCTAGGGTAGAGACTGGTGAACCTTACATTATGTATAAAGACAATGTAAATAAATCAAATCCACCAGCATATGTTAAGAATAATTTAGAAGTTTCAATGACAAATATATGTTCTGAAATCACATTATTTACTGATGAGGAGCATTCTTTTATATGTTGCTTATCTTCTGTTAATTTATCTAAATGGCATGAATGGAAAAACACCGATTTAGTAGAAACTGCAATATATTTTCTAGATGGAGTGTTGGAAGAGTTTTTAGCTAAAACTTCTGGAAGAGAATCTTTAGTAAGAGCACATCGTTCTGCTAAAAAAGGAAGAGCTATTGGTTTAGGAGTGTTAGGATGGCATACTTTATTACAAAACGAAAAAATACCATTTAATTCTATCTCAGCTACTTCTTTAACGCATCAAATTTTTTCTAAAATTAGAAATGAAGCAGAACAAGCTTCTAGAAAACTAGCAGATGAATACGGAGAACCAGTTTGGTGTAGAGGAACAGGAATGAGGAACAGTCATTTACTAGCAATAGCACCAACAGTATCTAATTCTACTATATCTGGCGGAGTTTCTGCAGGAATTGAACCAGTCCCAGCTAATGTTTACACTTTTAACTCTGCAAAGGGTACTTTTATTCGTAAAAACCCTGCTTTAGTATCTTTTCTTGAAGAAAAAGGTGCAAACACAGAGGAAGTATGGGATCAAATTATGAAAGATAGAGGATCAGTTGCTAATTTACCAGAAGATGTAATGTCTTTAGAAGATAAACAAATATTTTTAACATTTTCGGAAATTAATCAATTGCAGTTAGTAGAACAAGCAGCAGTGCGACAGAAATACATAGACCAAACTCAATCTTTAAATTTAGCTTTTGATCCTACTGATTCTGCTAGATTTATTAACTTAGTTCACCAGACAGCTTGGAAATTAGGTATAAAAACATTATATTATTTAAGAACAGACTCAGTAATCAATGGCGACATAGGTTCAAGAACTTCTGAGGACTGTTTAGCTTGTGATGGTTAAATATAAGTAAAACGTTTAAAAGTTATAGATAACTATTTATATTAAATGAGCTCAGTTTATATTAAATGAAGACAGTTAAAATAAAAAACCGGTCTATTGCCGCTGATATAAGTATTCTAAAAGTATATCATACATTTCTTGATAATAGTAACCTACTTACCACGGAAGCATCAGCTAGTGGAGTATTTACAGGTAAAGATTTATTTAATGGTATAGAGTTTCAAGTAGATGATGATGTAGATCAGTTTGTAATAGAAAATCTAGAACCAGCAGGCTGTGTTGGTGATGAATGTAACGTATGTACAAATATAGGCTCAGGTAGTATATCCGGAGAGTTTTCTTCTTCTAATTTTAGCTACTTTATACAACCAGGTAGATTCGGTACCGTAGAGTATAACGGTCAATATAATAGACTAATTTCAAGTTCTGATGATATTAATACTACTTTATTTACTCACAACCATTCAGTTTACGGTTCAGTTGAATTAACAGTAACACCTTCAGGTTCTTTTGAATTCGAAGGGTGGTACGATAATGTAGATAGAGTAGGAACTGCACTTTCAAATAACAGTACTGTAGTAATAACGCAAGATACAATAGATGGATTAGATATTCATTCAAATAATTGGTATGTAAAATATGAGAATAATGACCCTCTATTTAAATTAAATGCTATAGATGGAGAAAATATTACAACATTCACTACATCTTTAAATGAAAATAGTACCCCACATGAATTAGCTAAATTTTACTTTTCTGATATAGACGGAGATGCACTAACAGTCTCACTATCTCCAGATGCAGGAGGACATTTTTCATTAACAACTAATTCAAATTATATATCACTTCAACAAGTTACATCATCTTTAGATTATGAAACTAAGACAGTATATAATATGTCAGTTAGTGTGAGTGATTCTGAAACCACTACATTGCTACCTATTACTGTAAATGTAATAGATAACCTACAACCTAATGTTGTTAATCAGACAATGCCTAATTTTGGGGAAAATAATCCCGATGGTTTTTCTGCAGGAAATATAGCAACTACAGATCCGGAAGGTGATACCGTTACTTTATATAATATAACTTTACACGCTATTAAACTATCAGGTAAATCAATATCAGCATCCTTATATTCTGGATCAGGCTTTTCAGATCCAACCCCTGATGCTTTTGATATCTCACCTAGTGGAGCGATAACTAAGAAAAGCGGCGCTTTCCTTAATCATAGACTTATTAACGAATATGTTTACAAAGTTTTTGCGGATGATGATTATAATGACGGAACAGCATCCGCATTAATTACGATACCTGTTATACCAGATGCTCAAACTGTTACCGTAACAGGAGATGGAGATAATGATGTGTATGTAGTAGAAACAGCACTTTCCGGATCTTCTGTATATGACGATATTAGCGGAACTTCAGGTTCTATAGCTACATTTACTGCTAATATACCAGTTACATGGTCCGTAGATGTACCTCATAAGGTAAGCATAAATAACTCAGGAGAATTATCAGTTTCATCAGATATAAATAATAACTATAATGTAGGAGATACCTTTAGCGTATTAGTTACGGGTACAAGTAGTATTGGACGAACACATGATATAGTAATTACGGTAAATATAACACAAGATCAAAGTCCGGCTACAATCACAGGTTTAGGAACATCTTCTTTTGCATATGTAATTGAATCAGCAGTAGAAGATGATTCTGTATATTTGAGTTCTAACGGATATTCAGGTACTGCATTAAAGTTTGAATCAGATCAAACACCTATAACTTGGTCTATTACACCGACTTCTAAATTAGAAATAGACTCTTCAGGATTTGTAACACTTGGATCAGACCTTTCAGGTTCTGCTTTCTTCCATCCACAAACTATTGCTAGTCAAGTAGTCGCAACGAACCAGTTTGACGTTACTTCTTCTTTAGATTTTACATTGCAGATTACAGAAAATACTGCACCGGATATAATATTTAATAATCACGTTTCATCTTTTGATACGAATTATGCAATAGCAAATAGAAGACTAGTTACAGCATCATTTAATGATGTGGAAGGAGATAGTATAAATCACGGTTCATTTACATTTACCGATACATCAGGGCAATTAGATTATGTAAAAGCGGGAGATGTTTACTATATTTACGCACTAAATCCTCTATCAGCTAGTGCTTATTCTTTTGATATAGGAATTGCAGATGAGCATGGATTCAGCCGAAATGAAGAAACACATACTATAAATGTAGGATTTGCACAAAATTATCCACCTACTATCACCTATAACAACCATACAGTAAACTTATTTAGTAACTTAGCTGTTTCAGGTGCAACATTAGTAACTGCTTCAATAAGTGATACAGAAGGAGATCCAATAAACTATAGCTCTTTTACATTTATTGATCCATCAGGTGAATTAAATGCCGTTCAAGATAGTAGATCAGGCTACGAAGATATTTTCTATATACAAGCTAATCAAAATCTTACATCATTAGATTACGAGTTTACTGCTAGTGTTGCAGATAATCATGCTTTTGGAACATCAGATCATTCATTTACTTTACAAGGTTCCTCTACAGGTACATTGAGAAATAATAGCGTCTTTATAGTTGAAACAGGACTAACAGGCCTAGGATACGAAGCAACAAAAGGATTTGGATCAGGAGCATCAGCTTCATTAGATGTAATTTATTCTCCTAACGTAGGAGGTCAGGTCGTACAAGCCTACACATCTACAAACCCAGCAGTACTTGTCGATAGCTTAGGTAATTTAACTTTAGGAGTAGATATGTCAACTACTACATCCGGTTCAGGTGATACATATACTTCGGATATTACTTTTACAGACCAGTACGGTAATGTTGGGACAGGAGTTGTTGATGTAGAAGTTACTTACCCTAATTCTGGTTCATACATAAGTTATTATGGTGTGCAGCCATCTAATGGTAAGGCATCAGGATTAGATGAAACCGGCGGTAACGGTACCGGTAGTTTAGAAATAAGAACTCAATACATAGAAGATGGTACTAATATAGCATTTGATTTTGCATCTTTAACCTCAGCAGCACTTAACCAGGATTTTACAGCATCAGATACTGAATTTACAATAAATAATAACTCAGGTTCTATAACCATACTAGGTATTGGGGATATGCTTACAGAGGGAGCAGAAGTAATAACTGCATATTTAAAAGATTACACAGGAGGAGTTGGAAATAATTTATATGATTCAAATGGTAATTTAATAACTAATAAATCAACTCATAACCCTTTTGATGATACAATCTCATTAAATATTTTTGATACAAGTAAAAGATACATAGGCTTAAGTCCCTCTCAAGGATCTGTAGCAGAAGGGCAATCAGTTACTTTTACATTACTAAGTCAAGGAGTTCCAAATGGTACAGAAGTTTTATTTAATATTGAATCAGGATCATCTGGTCAAGTTGATGCAAATGATTTTACTTTATCTTCGGATAGATTTGTAATGAACAACAATACAGGTTCAGTAGATATTTCTATCAATACAGATGCTCTTGCTGAATCTAATGAGACATTAGGATTGCAGTTAGAACTATATGATTCGGAGAATAAGCTTACAGGTCAACTTTATAATCTTGTTACAGTACAAAATACAGATACAGATGCACCTACTATTACGATAACAGGCAATAATCCACATACACATGAAGTTAAAGGTACCTACACTGATGCAGGAGCTACAGCAAGTGATACAGTTGATGGGAATCTTACTACTTCTATAGTTGTTACAAATAATGTTAATGATCAAGTATCAGGTTCATACACAGTTGTCTACGATGTAAGTGATTCTGCAGGTAATACAGCACAAGCAACTCGAACAGTAAACGTAGTTGATACATCACCACCGGTGATAACTCTAATAGGTACTTCATCTATTCAAGTATACCAAGGACAGACTTACACCGATGCAGGAGCAACAGCACAAGATGCATATGAAGGAAATATCACTTCAGATATAGTAACAACAAATCCAGTAAATACATCTAATTTAGGAACTTACCTGGTAAGGTATAATGTTGATGATGCATCTGGTAATTCAGCTACAGAAGTAACTAGAACAGTAAACGTAGTTGTTAATAACATACCAATCATAAGTGGAAATCAACAAGACTATACAATAGAAGTTGGGAGCACTTTTGGTAGTGCAGAAGCATTAGAAGGTGTTTCAGCATCAGATACAGAAGATGGAAATATAACAGCAGACATAGTACTTACTAACCCAGTAAATACAGCAGTAGTTGGTACTTATACAGTTAGGTATAATGTTGATGACTCATCAGGAAATTCAGCAGTAGAGAAAACTACTACGGTATATGTTGTGGATACCACTGCACCTGTCATTACTATGGTAGGTTCTTCATCTATAGACATAAATGTAGGTGCTACATATACCGATGCAGGAGCAACCGCATTAGATAATTATGACGGTAATATTACTGGAAACATAACCACAACAAACAGTGTTAATACATCTATAGCAGGGTCCTACACAGTTAAATATAACGTATCTGACTCAGAAGGTAATGCAGCAACCGAAGTTGTAAGAACAGTAAACGTAATTGCCGGACCAAGAGAGTTTAGTTATGGGTTATCTAACTATAGAATAGATTTTGAGTTTATAGCTTCAGAAAATGACGGTAATGACAGATATCATACTGTAGAAAAAGATTCCATTTCCGGTCAAGGAACATACAGTCCTAACATCGGAGGTGATGAGACTTGGTCTCCAGTTAATCCAGTAGAGAACACTAGACATCAAGGCCTGCATAACATTAAAAAGGAATCTAATAAAGGTGTATTTGATGGGTATTATACTTGGCATCAACTATCAGGAAGTAAAGGTGGTGAGGAAGGACGTAATAACGATTTAACCGGAGGAGCTAGATCAAAAGATTTAGCACACTCTATTACATATAGTTCTGATATAGATAACAACCCAGGTGGTGTATATAGCTTCGACTACCAATCTACAACAAAATTAGACATAACAGTGTCTTATGAAGTAGATACAACTGCTAGTTTAGATATAGTATTTGGAGTAGCAATATGGAATGAGAATTCATCAGGGTACCCTCCAGAAGAACTAACTAATCAATGGACCATTTATAAAAGTTATGGAAATTATTTAAATGCTCAAGGCGTTGAAACATCAACACCCGGTAGTTATGCGGTAAGTGGTATTGGAGATGAAGTAGCTGTATTCGGAACTAATAGTCCAAAGATTTGGGTTAAACCTGTAGTAGGATTTTTCGATCCATCAGGAAGCGCCGGAGGAGAAGGCGGCGGAGATCCAACATAAAATTTTATAAAGTAGTTGGTAATATAATATTTTATTCGTATATTATAATAAAGAATAAGATATGTCTAAAACATCTAACAAAAGCCGTTATCAGCAACTTATGGAATGGCTACCGACTTTAAAAAAAAATACAGCTAAAAAAAGAAGTGCTAAATTTTCTAAAGCTAATCACTATAAATCTAAAGGAGTAAAATGACAAAAGCAATTAAGTTTTACGCTTCCTGGTGCGGTCCATGCAAGATATATGGAAAAACCTGGAGTAAGGTATCTGAAGAATTAAATAGTAATGCTGAATTTATTGAAGTCGATATAGATAAAGATACAGAAGGACTTGCTGCAAAATATAGAGTACAATCGATACCTACTACTATAATACTAAAAGAAGAGAAGATTATTAAAGAAGTTGGATTAGTAAATGAACCAAAATTAAAAGAACTAATATTAAATTAAAGTTATGTTAAGAAAACCAGATTCAATCCCAAGCTCAGATACGATAATTACAGACCCTGCATTAGAACCGTTTTTTATATCTCGTTCGAATACTGGAGGGTATACATTATTTGAAAGAGTAGTAAAAGGTGAAAATGATACAGAGTATATTAAAACTATCTGTTATCCTTCTAATTTTACTAATGCTTTAAAAAAGGCAGCAGAAGAATTATTAAATACTAATAGAGAGTTTACATCTATTAAAGAGTATGTCGAAGAGTTTAAAACTATTCAGACAAAGATAACTTCAATAATGGAATAATAAAAGCGTTAGCCTATACGCAAAATACCTGGCAAAAATTAAATAAGTAAATTATGGCACATTGTGTAGTAAGTTTAAGTGGTGGAATGGATAGTAGCACCCTATTGTTAAGAGCTATCGAAAAGTATGATTCTGTAACAGCTATATCTTTTGATTATGGTCAAAAACATAGAGTAGAGCTTGAAAGAGCTCAACAATTAGTTGATTATATCAATGAAAATTGCCCAGCAGATGAAAATTGTTTTAATGGATGTACAGTTAATTACCGTCAAATTAAATTAGATGGATTAGTAGATTTACTAGATTCAGCTTTAGTAGAAGGTGGAGATGATGTACCAGAAGGGCATTATGAGCAAGAGAATATGAAAGAAACTGTTGTACCTAACAGAAATAAAATGTTTGCTTCTATTACTCAAGCAGTAGCATTATCTGTAGCAAATAAAACAGAAGATGTTTGTGATATTGCTTTAGGTATTCATGCTGGTGATCATGCCGTTTATCCTGATTGTAGACAAGAATTTAGAGATGCAGATGATGCAGCTTTTAGAATGGGTAATTGGGATGCTGATAGAGTAGGTTACTTTACTCCTTATTTAGATACTGATAAGTTTGGTATATTACAAGATGGAGAAAAGTTATGTGAAGTATTAGGTATTGATTTTGATGAAGTTTATAGAAGAACAAATACTTCTTATAAACCAATTAAAGTTTATAGTAGACCAGAAACTAATGCATGGGAATGGTATAGCGACTATAAATCAGCTTCATCAGTAGAACGTATTGAGGCATTTATTAAGTTAGGAAGACCTGATCCTGTAGGATATGCAGACGAAACTGGAGTAGTTGGATACGAAATTGCTAGAAAACATGTTGAAAACGTACTTGCTGACTATGTATAGATTAATGTTTAACAAATAAGTCAGTAATGCAATCACAGGATTCAAACAATGGAAACACCCAACTAAACTCTGAAAGAGCAAAAGTAAACCAGAGAGTAAGTAGATACTCTCTTATGGGTAAATCTAGAAAAGTTTATTGGGACGGAGTAAGAAGAAACCGCACCATTTAAACCAAGTGCCGAGTACCTCAGTAGGTAGAGGGTTCTGACTTAACCTTATGCATAATAATTCGATCGTTAAAAGCTAAAGGGTCAGAAAAGTCGGGGGTTCGAGTCCCCTCTCGGTTAACTAAGGGGAATTAGCTCAGCTGGCTAGAGCGCCTGCCTTGCACGCAGGAGGTCATCGGTTCGACTCCGATATTCTCCACTAAATTTTACTGATTAATAAATCACTACTAAATCAGATTATTTAGCTATTTATACAATATAAGTGTATACATGGCAGATTTCACCAGCAATAAGATTAATAAGACTTATCAACGGATCGTCCAAGTTGATAATGCAACATTACAAGACGGATACGGAAGAATCTTATCAGGTTCTATGGCCGATCTTACAGTTAATGGCGTTCTTCAAGTAACAGGAAGTTTAAACGTAGATGGACCAGTAACAGCTAGAAGATTTATAGCAACACAGGTTACATCCTCTATAATATATGAATCCGGTTCTACTAAGTACGGTGATACTCAAGACGATAACCACACATTTACAGGTAGTGTTTTAATCTCTGGTAGTGAAAATTTAGTAGGAGATTTAACAATAACAGGAAGTACATTTCAAGTCGGGAACACTACGCAAATAGGTAGCATAAACCTTAGCGGGGATATTGATCAAACAGGTAATTACAGTTTAATTGGAAACATTGAACAAACCGGAAGTATAGAACTACTAGGAGATTCGGATCAAAAAGGAGATTATGATCTTGAAGGTGATTTTACACATACTGGGATTAATTCTCATGTAGGATTATATAAACATACAGGTGATACCGAACAAGTAGGGGCATTAAAACAAACCGGAGATACTGAAAAAACAGGACGTACAGACCACACTGGACGGTTCAATAATATAGGTGATTTTGATTTAATAGGTGGCTTAAGACATACAGGAAATCAAATACATGTAGGAAAAAGCACACAAGAAGGAGATTCAGCATTAATTGGGAAATCTAATATCACAGGTAGTTTAGTAACTTCAGGTTCTCTAACTTCCATTGGAGTAACAACATTATCCGGTGAAGTTGCAATTACAGGAAGTACAGACATACATATTTCCGGAAGCATTATTCAGGACGGTACTTTAATAAGAACAGGTAGTACTTCACAAACTGGTG